ACTTATAGACAGGCTGCTAAAGCCATTACTTTTGGAGTAATATATGGGATAGGAAACGCTAAATTAGCTTCCCAATTAGGTACTTCAGTGGAAGAAGCAAAAAAATATAAGCAGAATTATTTTGAAAACATTGAAGGGTCTAGGGTGTTTATTAAGAAAGTAATGCAGAAAGTACAAGAAGAAAAACATTTATATAATAAATATAAAAGGTTATATGTAATTGAACCTAGATTTGCTTACAAAGGAATTAATTACTTGGTTCAAGGTACTAGTGCTGATATTTTAAGCGAAAGAATGATAGAAGTGCATAAATATTTACAAGATAAACAAAGCAGTATGTTATTACAGGTACACGATGAAATTATTTGTGAGATTCATGTAGACGAAATAAATACTGTAACACATGAAATTAAGAATTTATTAGAAACCAATACTTTAGACATACCATTGAAAGTTGATGTTGAAATTTGCGAGCCTTCTTGGGCTTCAAAACAAGAAGTTTCTTTCGTAGAACAAAATGGATTTCATTGGGTAATCGGAGGGAGTCTAGAAAAAGACCCTGTCGTAGAAGAAACTAAAGTTGAAGATCATATCGATTGGGAAACAGTCGAAGTTTAAGGAGCAGAAATGGCAAAGATAGACGTACATTTAGGGTTTACATTTAAAGTTGGAAATGCGAACAGTAATCAATATAGCAGAGTCGATGTTACAATCGGTGATGTTGATACTGATTTACCTATAGAAGAACAACTAAATAAAAGTAAAGAGACTGTAGATAAAGTTTGGGAAGAAGTAAGAAAACAAGTAGACAGTAAAATAGAAGAAGTTCTAGATGAGACAAAAAGCTAATGTTTGATCCCAAAGAAACAGAAATTACAAGAGCAGAGGTTTTGCAGTCACTTTTATCTGAAAGAGAAAGGCAAGATAGTCTGTGGGGAGATCAAACTAAAAACTCAGACGCTAAATGGTTAAATATTACCTCTAGAATAGTACATAAAATGTATGATATTATTGATGAAGAAGATTCTCAAGATATTTTATATTCAGAGGTTGTACAGGGAGCTTCTTTATTAATGGCTTGGGCCGAACATATAAGAAAAAGAAATTCAAAAGAAGGCTAGAATGGATAATGATAAATTATTTGAACGATTACAAAAGGCAAACCCTAAAATAGATTTAAAAATAGGGGATGACGATGTGTTTAACTACGAAAGAATCTCTTTTGGAGTACCTAAACTAGATAAATTAGTAGGTGGAGGTATACCAAAGAAGAGATTTAGTATGTTATATGGGGCTACTAACGTTGGAAAATCCTTTCTTGCGTCTCAATTAGTAGCTAATGTTTTAAAAGATGGTGGCACAGCTGTTTGGATTGATACAGAACAGTCTTTTGATCCTGAATGGAACAGAAAAAATGGAGTAGATACAAGTAAAATTATTGTTTTACAACCAGAAAATGGAGAAGAAGGACTTAATTTAGCTAGTTCAGCTTTGAAAGAAGGAGTAGATATTGTAGTGATAGATAGTTTTGCTGGTTTAGTTCCTGCAGCAGTTCAAGACGAAGCGTTTGGATATAATCCAATGGCTTGGCAAGCAAGATTTTTAAACTCGGCTTTACCTAAACTATTAACCCATTTAAAAAATGGATCAGCTTTAGTGGCGATAAATCAATTAAGAAGTAATGTAGGTAGAGTAACTTATAATAATATGCCCGGTGGGATAGGACAGCAATTTTATTCTCACTTACAATTAGAAATTAGAAGATCAGGTTGGATAGAAGAGAAAGGGGATAAAATAGGATTTGAAATGGAAATAAGATTGAAGAAAACTAAACAGGGTGGAGATGATTGGGACTCAATTATACTGCCTTATAAAGTAGGTGGGGGAATTGACCTAATAGAAGTTACCATTAATGAAGCTCTAGATAAAGGTTTGATAAAACAATCAGGAGCTTGGTATACTTATAATGAGGAGAGAATTCAAGGTAAAAACAGGGTAAGACAATATTTTGTAGATAATCCAAATATGTATGAGCAATTAACTAAGGGAGTAAGTAATGACTTATTATCATAAAGATTATACTCCACAAGAAAAAACTTTTGATAAATGTATACAAGAATTTGGTCTTCGTTTTGAAACCCAATATTCTTTTCCACCTTACACAGTTGATTTTTATATACCAGAAGTTAAGTTGGTAATTGAAGCAGATGGAATGTTTGGACATTTAAAGAAAGCAGATGCGAAAAGAGATGCTAATTTACTAGAAAATTATAGTACTGAGATACGAAAAGTATTTCACATCTCGGAAACGAGTAAAATTAAAATAATACCTTTAATAGAACAAATTTTAAATGAAATAGAGGAGGAAGATCATGGCAGGGATTAGACAAATAGGAGCTACAAGAAGAAGAACATCTAACCAAGATAGGTGGCTTTTAAAATCAATGGATAATTTATTAGCTTCAGATAAAGTTTTCGGTAAAAAGGGTGTATTTTATCCCTCCATAGTATCTAATCCATGTGATAGATATGTCTTTTTATCTTATAATGGATTATTACCAGCTCAATCAGTAACAGGAACTCTGCAAAGAATATTTGATAATGGGAATTATTTAGAATATAGAATAAATAAATACTTTGAAAAGTTGGGAATAGTGAAAAGAAGAGAAGTTCCACTTAAATTAGAAACTCCAAACATATCAGGAAGACTAGACTTTATCATAAGCCATCCGGAACATCATGAAGTTATATTAGAATTGAAATCTATTAATACTAGAAACTTTGATTTGTTAAAATTAGCTCCAAAAGAAGATCATATGGTTCAAATACAGATTTATTTAAATTTAGCAGCTTATGATCATGGAGTTGTTTTATATGAGAATAAAAATGATCAGAGATTAAAAGCTTTTGAGGTTGAAAAAGATGTAAAGATGTGGGATAATATATTAAAAAGATTATTTAAAATAATGAGCATGACAAGAATACCTGAAAAATGTACAGGTGAATCTTATTGCCAATGTAAATTAGTAAAATAAGGAGTAATAAATGTCACCGGTAAAAATTTTAGGGAAAATATCTAGATATGTAGAGAATTTACCTATACCAAAACTATCTTTTGAAGAGGTATTTAAATTAGAAGAAGGAGAAGAGAGACCAAAACTTCAAATATCTAAATTAGTAGACCTAAATGATGAAGAGTTACAAACAACTTTATATCATTATGGAGCAGGCAAAGCTTTTCTAGAATCTGAATTATCAGATATAGAATCTAAAACAGCTTTAATAGAAGATATGTTTAATGATTTATTTTCTACTACATCTTATGAAGTAGTAGAAAAAAGAGAAAAAGATGGACTTAAAAAACTAACTAGAGATGAAATAAAAGGAGCTGTTCTTACAATATCAATTAGTTTAGTGGAATTAAAACAACAATTACGAGAGGGTAAATCTAGACAAATATTAGTAGAGGGGGAGTTAAAATCATATTCTTCTCTATATAATGCAATATCTAGAGTTATTACATTAAGAACATTTGATAAAAAGGAGTATAATAGATAATGGATGTTTCAGAATTTATAAATGAATGGGATGACTACACAGTCAAAGAATTAATAAGTGACTTATGTAAGACTGTAAATGGCATGGAATATGCTGATTACAAAGAAGATTCTGATTTAATGTTAGAAGTTATTTCAGAAACAAAACTATGCCTAGAGGCTTTAGAATCTATAATGTTAGATAGACCCAACACTGAGAAAAAAGAATGAGGAATTTTATAGGCTTTGATTGCTCTAGTAAAGCTATACATTCTGTATGGTTAGGAAGTGGTGGAGATATATTAAAACAAGTAAAGTGGGAACATAAGTCAAAAGATTTTGAAGAAAGATTTCTTAACTTTGTGGCAGACTTTGACCACTATTTTAGTACAATAAATATAGAAGCTCAAGCAGCAGTAGAAGCAGCTATATTTATTCAAAATCCTAAATCTACTATATCTTTATCTTCGGTAGTGGGATGTGTGAAATATCTCTGCTATAAATATGGGATTACTTGTAGACCAATAGATAATACAAAATGGAAAAAAGATATTATAGGTAAAGGAAATGCTTCTAAAGTAGAAATAAAAGCTTTCGCTGAAAAACATTGGGGAAAGACTTTTGAAGAACAGGATTTTGCAGATGCAGCCTGTATAGCGTTATGGATAAAAAGAAAGTTCGATATGGAGAAAATTGATGGACAAGAAAAGCGAGAAGAAAAAACAAGAGCAGTTACCAAAGGATAGTTTACCTGAAGGAATTACACAAGAAGAACTGTTTAAACAATATGGAAAATTAGTTTGGTGTGATTTCACCGATTGTTTTTGGAATTCAAGACCTAAAGGATTAAAAAGAACTGTAGGAAGTGTTTTAAATAATAAATACTATAAACCTTTAGGGAATAAAGATGAATCTTGGGTTGGAATTTGTGGGAGACCTAATGAAATAGCTATCCGATTCCAAAAAAGAATGACAACAGGGGGAGCTAAACAAGAATTCCCTATCTGTTTTGTACCTGCTAAAAATGGTAAAACAGGTCATATGGACTTCGCAAAACTATTACAGCCAGATGGAAGCCCTTATGGTGGAAATTTGAACTCTCAAGCTGTACACCCAGAAGAACACATGAATTATGATATGGATCAAGGAAACTAATATGCCTAAAGTATTACCACAAAAAATAAAATCAACAGCTTATCAATTATATATGAAAGGAATTCCTGTAACTCAAATATATGAAGAATTAGTTAAAGAATTTCCAGAGGAAAAATTTGTAAAATCAACAGTTTATTCTTGGCCTAAAGTACATAGATGGGATGAAGATAAAAGTGAAGTTAGAGTAAAAGCTAAAGAACAAATAATAGAATCTGAAGGGCAAAGAATTGCTAGATTGCAAATAGAACATTTAGATGAATACGAAGAAATAAGAAGAAAAGCTAAATCAGAATTAAGTGGGTTAGAATTTAATTCTGGTGAAGGAGCAGCCAAAACTTTAGATATGGGGATACAAGGACAGAGAAAAGTTATGGAAGGAATAATTAATATTAGTTTTGTACAAGAAATTTTAGGTGTTTTAGTAGAAGAAATAAAAGATAAAGAATTGTTAGGTAAAATTAGTTTGAGATTAAAAGGTATTGTACAGGAGAATGAGAATGCAGAATAAAGAAGAAATCACTACTTATACAGATGCTTTCGATAAATTAGCAGAAGGATTAATATCTACTGATGGGAGAAGATATGTAGGAGATTTCCATTCTTTTTTAAGAGATGTTTGGGCACAAAGTTTTGACCATCCAGAATATTTTAATGCTTGGCATATTGGAGTATTAGCAGAAGACATAGAAAGATGCGTAGCAGAAGGAAAAAATTTAGTAGCTGTTCTCCCAAGATTTCACTTCAAATCTACTATTTTAGGGCATGCTTTTAGCGTATGGAGATTATTAAAA